CTAGAGGTCATATCCTGCATTTATCCCAGCCACTCTTGGAGTACCAAGGGGAATGTTTTTAATAATATAATCCTTTAGACTATTATATAAAACCGAAGTGTCTTTTGATAGTCTGGAACTTATAGCCTCTCTTTGAAAAGAGGCGACCATTCTATTTGCGACTGAAAGAGAGTAGACTTTATTTTCTAATTCCTTACGTCCCAATTGAACAATTTTTCTTTCCCTATCTTTAATATTAGGATTTAAAGCATAATTATAAAGGATTTCTAAAAACTCTTGATCATTAGATATAGCAAATTTTTCCATAGAGTCACAACTTTCCTGAAGGTCCCCCTGTTTGAGGACCAAAACCAGCTCCTGCCGAGCCTCATCCATTAGCAAGTACTCCAGCAACCGCACTTACTGGATCCTTAGTGACATGATACACGTATTTCTTATTCCAATTGTCATAGGCAAAATATCCATTTGCACCATTCATTATTTTTGTAAATTGAAGCTCTTTTTTCGGTGCTGACTTTTTGTTAGTAGTTACCATTTTTTATCCTCCATTAATAAGAGATTTTTTTTGTTTTTGTTAGCTCTTTTATCACACGATTAAAAATCTCAGAAGAGGTATGTTCTGGTTCAAACATTGTTAATGATTCAATATTCTTTTCTATATAATCTTTCAAACGCTTTGAAGATTTATCAGATAATTCTCCCTCACTTTCTAATTCCTTATTGATGATTTCAGCTAAATTTTTGTAAGCTTCCGTCTGTTTTTCTATGGCTTTAAGCCCGAGTACTTTTTCCTCTTTGATTTTGCTTTCTGACATATATAATCACCTCTTATAAATGAGATAGAATCGACAATTACATCATAACTCTTTGGTTACTAAATTACAATAAAACAAATTTTAAATTACTTTGTTATTAAAAAACAACATTATAAATTGATGTAATTTTTTATACCCATAGCCTCTATTGATTCTGCTCCTAAATATTTAATTTATTGTGAATATTTTATGCCGTACTACCTGTATCAGCTTGTACTTTTTTAATATAAAAAACTCTATCCTAGCGACAGAGAAAAGCACTTTAAAATCAGCATTTTAACAAGCCATTTTAACAAAAGGGGATTAAAAGGGGCATTATGGTTCTTGCTGGACTCGAACCAGCGACCGAACGGTTAGCTACCAACTGAGCTAAAGAACCGAAATATGACAATCTGCAGCACATATCTTGGTTATTATATTAGATATATGTGGACGGAACTGCAGATTATCAAAGATACTGTAAAAGAAATCAATTTCTCATCCACTAAATATATTATAACATACTACTATAAATAATTGACAATTGTATGAAAAATTGATAATATTTAAATTGTTAGTACCTCTTATTTTTTGTATATACGAAATTTTTTCTGAATTTGTACTAACACTCATCATCCTCTAGTTGGACTCCTTGAAGTCATCCAGCTAGAGCTTTTTTATTTGAAAAAAGCCACTCCGAAGAGCAGCTTAACTCTAGAAATAGGATGAAATCCCACAATCATCCCGAATATATTATAACATATTATTATTGACAATTGTTCATAAAATTGTTAATATTATAATAGTTAGTGCAAGTTAATCTAGTTTTATACTATATTATTCATACCTTGCTCTAATCACTTTTCGGCACTGGCTTATGCTAGTGCTTTTTTATATAAAAAAATGCCTCATAAGGGGGAAGAGGCATTTAAGAAAAATTTTATAACGAGCTTCTCATGGATGAAGAAAGCTCAAGGAAATAAAATATCAGGATGATTTATTATAGCGCTATCATTATTTTTTGTCAAGAAAAAAGCGCCCCAGTTAGGAGAGGGACGCTAAGAAGTAAATTTATGAAAAATTATATATTTTTGGGTAAATATAGTATATATCTACTTCCTTAACTAGAACAAAAAGCCCTGTTTAAGGGCAGACGTCATCTTATATAGGTAAGATGAATTTATTCTACTACTTTTTGCATTCGTTTTCAAATAAAAAACACCGTCACTTAGTCAAAACGATGTTCTCGGAGTTATTTATAACCTTATGTAAAAGGATAAAATTATTATACAATTTACTGTTTCCGTTGTAAAGAAAAACGCCCCGAAGGGCGAATATGTAAAAACTAAAAGAATGCATTCTCAATACTAAATACATCCCACAAATGTTGAACTTGAACATTATTCTTAGAAGCTACAAATGGAATCTTAGGTTCTTTTCTAGAATTAGAATTCGGATTTGGATTACTAAAATTTTCATGAGTAACTATTACACAATCCGAATCATGCATTCCATAAGCTATTAACCAAGGATCGGCTTTAGATGTGTTTAGCCATAAACCGCTACCCGCTTCCGACCAGTAGCCACTACTTGTCAAAAAATCAGCCACTAAAGCATACTCTTGAACCGCAATAAACTCGTCAATCAACTCATTTTTTTCAAAATGATCTTGTATCCATATTTTAAGATCACCATCATACGCCATTAACTCCTCATAAACTTGCTTAGTTATAAAAAACTTTTTAGAGGTTATAAGCCATTCCCATACACTTCCAAAAACACCAATTGGGTATAACTTATCATAAGCATCAATTAAGGCATTACTATCCAATAAATATTTTGTCACTAGTTATACCTTTCTTGAAATTTAGTTATTACTTTTTTGAAGGATTTCAAACTAACACCTATCAAATCTGCTGCTTCTGTAGTGCTTGTTTTTCTAGAATTATAAGAATTTATAATCCTGTCCATAAAAGCAGGGTCCATCTTAGAAAGAGCAGTATTATAGTAATTTCCACCGCCACTCTCATTATTATCTGTTCTAGGAACAAAATGAGGAATACTCATTATCTCATTAAGCTCTTCCTGTGTAATTAAGTTTAAGTTTTTTGCGCGAATACCAGCAGCATAAATACTAACATGAAAAAGCCGAGAAGTTTTATCAATATCTTCTATTTCGAATTTGTTTCTAAACTCAACTTCAGGCATAAGAACTTTTTCCACTACTTTATTAATGAATCTCTCTTCTTCAGTCTGTCTCTCCATTGAGAGAACTTCATCACTCCCTCTAAGAATATGAACAAATTCATGAAGAAGTGAAAATATTTTAGCAGTCTTTGCGTCTTGAGTATTCAAAAATATCAATGGTGCGTAGTCGTCTATTAATACAAAAGCTCTAACTTCATCAGTACTAAGACTACGCTGAGTGTTACCATTTACAGTACCATCTTGCATAACCATAATTCTCTGTTGAGAGATCTTTGATTTTAGGCTTTTATAAAAAGTATCTATATTTCTAATTTTTCTTAAACTAGAAAATTGTAGAATCGCATTAATATAATCAGCAATCTTATCGGTTTTTCTTTCATTTGAAAACTTACCTACAATCTCTAGACTTGAAGCACCAGAATCTATCAATTCATCTTTCATCCATTCTTGCCGAGTTTGCATTCTTTGGATTACTTCTTGAAACCCCCTACTCATCTTAGCCGGTCTATTCTCTATTGTCCTAAAAGCTAATGCAGGATTATCTTCTTTAGGAGGGCTTTTAAGAAACAAGTGACCAAAAGGTATATGCATTTCTTTAGCAAACGCTTGTATTTGATTAATTGTAGGTTCCTTTTCTCCTGTTTTCCATTTGACAAGCTGAAATTTTTCTATTTTTTCTTCAACTTGATCAGCAGTTAAATCAGTAGAACTAATAGCCCAATCAAGAACTTTAGAATCTATTTTAAATCTTGTAACCATAAGTTTCCTCCTCTCATATCTAAGTTTATTATAACATTTTCATCCGTTTAAACCTATGTATTTTACTATTATTTTTTCTAATTGTCAATACCATAAATAAAAAAACACCCGCCGAAGCGGGTTTTAATTTATTTAATAACGTTATTATCACTCTTCTCCGTACTTCACATTTCTTGTATACCATTATTTTAAATAATATTGGTAATCCTCATATGCATTGTCTGATACCCCATATTCGCGACGGATATGTTCGCCAGTTCTAGAATCGTCATATTCTACTACATAGTTACCTGCTTGCCAAGTATTGCTATTAAGGGTCATTTGATGTCCTCCTTCAATATCTAAATTTTAATAGATTATAAAATATATGTCAATATAAAAAACCCTGACCGAAGTCAGGGTTAATTTATTTTCTACTATTTAATTCTTTCAAAGCTGCTACTGGTACTTCTAATTTTTTTACTTCCTCCCAGCTGATCACGTTTTCCTTCTTACTGTATGCTACTTTTAGATATGCATCATGCTTGAGGATTCGGGATTCTATCAATTTTACCTGTTGGCTTTTTCCACTTTTGTCGTAACCTGTTAAATTATAACGATAGAGAGTTCCTGAAGTTCCGTTATTGTAATTTATTTTCTCGCTCTTACCATCTTGTGTTAGTTGAACATAATATGGAGTAGTCCCATAATTTACTTTATACCAAACACAACCAACCCCAATAATTATTACTAATACAGCAACTAAACCCCAAAATATTTTTTTCATTATTTTATCCCTCTAAATGTTTCGATACTTAAAGTATAACATTTTATAAGTGTTTCACTAAAAAAGTGTAACAAAAAATCCCTGACCGGAGTCAGGCATAATTTTTAATAATTTAGAGTTTGACCAGCGTAAATCAAATTAGGATTTGAAATACCATTCATTGAAACTAAACTTTGAACTGTTGTTCCTAAACGGCTGGCAATTGATGAAAGATTATCTCCTGAGCGCACTGTGTAACTTCGTGATATAGCCCCAGATTGACCGCCTGTGAATCGAATAACCTGACCAGTGTAAATCATGTTCGGATTAGATAAACTGTTCTGACGAGCCAATTCTTGCCAGTTTGTGCCCCAATTTGAAGCAATCCCACTCAAAGTATCGCCAGATTGAACAATGTAAGTTTGAGTGTTTCCAGCTGAATTACTTCCGCCTGTATCTAGCGCTTGAACGTCATTTGCTGCAACCCAGCTCATGATATTATCAAGCAATACTTTATTGCCAGATTTTTGAAGGACTTTATAAGAATTTTCTTTTACCCATTTAGGGATTACTTGACCTGTTGAGTAATTCGTGGCACTGAACTTGATTGTGACAGTCATGCCCTCTTGGATTTCACTTGGTGTCACTTCGTTGGCATCTTTACCATCATCAGTGGCTGGTGTGTCAGTATCAGGTTTAGTTGCGTTTCCGTTCTCATAACCTTTATCAGTGATTCCTGTTAAATCAATATTACCATCAAGTCCGCCAGCAACGTAAGTTGATGTGAACTGGAATACTGAAATTCCATCCATGCTTGGGAAAAAGCTATAATTTGGAACTGGAGTCACTTCATAATTTGGATAAGCCGCAATCCATAGTGAATTAGGGAACTCTTTGATGATTTGCTTATAATTAACATTGGCCAAAGTGTAAGGCTTGTAAGAATAATACATTGGAGTATATCCAGCCGCTTTTACTCTACGCATTCCGTAAAGAATCGCATCAGTATTGGCTTGCTTATCTCCACTTGCTCCACTTTCATAATCCAAGGCAACAATAGAGTTTTTAGGCGTTTGAATTTTTGGCAAGTAGCGGTCAAGTGCTGCTTTTGCTACTTCTTGCGAACCTCCGACTTGATACCAAATATAAGTATGCGCTCGTTTCCCTTGAGCAATGGCAGATGCAACTTGTGTGGAATAAGTCGCTTGATCCACAAATAAGCCGCCATAAGTTCCGCCAATTTGAGCAATCGCAAACTGATCATGATCATAACCAAAGTTACCATAGTCTCCATTATATTTTGACCAGTCCACCCCTTGGTCACCGACTGCCGCAAATACAGGTCCACTTGCTGCGACAACAAAGAAAGCTACCATAACAATGGCAGCTTTTTTAATTAATTTTTTCATTTATTCTCCTCCGCACCATTAGGCTGGTTATTATATTTAACAGCACTTACTCCAGCTAATGTTCCCAAGAATACCGTGAATGCATTCAAAGTAATAATAGCTAAATCAGTTTCACCCCAACCATAGGCTTTACCGATTACTCCAATAAATACACTAAGTGCTGGTAAGGCTGTTAAAACAGTCCATTTGATAATGTTGTAAAACTTGTTATTAAAAATCATATTCCATTCCCCTTTAAAATTTGGTCAAAAAATAAATAACAATTGAAATCCCAAGACCAATCATATAGCCCCAAGCCCACTTGTTATTTGCTTTTATTTCTTTAATATCATCTGCATTATTCAAAGCGATTAAATGAGCCTGTTCAGCTTTCTCTCTGATTGACTCATAATTATCAAGCTTTGTTTCTATTCTGGCCAATCGTTCAAGAACTTCTTGCCATGCTTTTTCCTCCATTAATCCTTCTTTCTAATTTATTTCAAGAAGTACATAGCAGTACCCCGTGGTGCGCCAGTAGCTCCCGAAGCACCCCACCACTTTACTCGACCATCTGTTTCCAAATCGACGTGGAATGCTAAAGCACCTGATGCAAAGTGTCCAATCAATTCTTTAATGCCATCCGGACGCCATTGAGCGGGTACTGCACTTGAAAAATATGTGCCACTATTAATAGCAGTTAAAGACCCTGAAAAACGAACTAGAACAAACTCTCCTTTACGCTGAAAATTCAACGACAGACCGTTACCGATATTTACCGTTTCAGAAATTGTTGTTACTTCAAAATCTTTTAATATCACTTTCCCAGAATCATCCGCCATTACAGCCTTTGATAACTTTGTATCTATTTCCTGTTTTGAGTAAGTCCCAACTTGGCTTGCGGTTACTGCATGCGGATTAGCTTTATTGTTGATATGAGATTCAACTTTATTTGTTAGTTCTGAATCTTTAACGGGAAACCAAGTATAATCGCTAGCAGACTTATTTGTTTTTACAGTGTTGCTGAAACCTACATACTTCGGCCAGTCAGCAGTTGTAACTTCGCTAGCCGATGGCATGTATGGAGTAGCGGTTGAGCCTTGTTCCCACTTATGACCTGCATTCCATATAGCTAATACTGTACTGCCAGAAGGAATCTCATATCTAATGGATACTTTGTCGCCAGCTTTTAGAGATACTGAAAAAGTATCTTTAAACCAACTATCATTTGAGGTTAAATTCGTTGTCCCTACACCGTCTTTGCCATTAGTGTTTACCCAACGAATAATATTTCCATTGCCTAAAGTTTTTAAATATGATGAAAAGGTGTATGTTCTATCACCTGGAGCTGTAAAAATTTTATAAAGTCCTGCACCTTTATCAATTCGTTTCTTGACAGTTAAACCATTATATGTACCGTCAGTTGCCCAACCACCTACATTTGTCCAAGTGCCACTAAAATCTTTAGTGCCATCCAATAAATTCAAATTAGGATAAACAGTCGTGAAGCCGTCCGTGCCGTCTGCACTATTGGCATAGGCGATTGAGTTAATATTAGCTGATAATACCGCTTGAGTAAGGATAGGGGTCATATATTTAGCATTGCTAATTCCCTGCTTAGCCTCATCTTCTGTAGCTAAACCAAAGTTTTGAACATTGCCAAGCCCGACTTGTGCAGCTGTAACTTTATGAGGGTTATTTTTATCTACAAGATGCGAAGCAAGATTAGCATCGTTATCACCAATACCAGTTTCCATATGGTTCATACGATTGTCAGTAACAACCGCACCATTTTCGATATTTTCTTCTTCAGTTTTTAAATCATCATATTTATTCCAGGTTTGTTTGTCGTAACTCATTATTTGTCAACCTCCTTAGAATTTTCTAGTTCATAAGTTTCAACTAATACTGATAATTTAGCATTATCAAATTCTAACTGAGTAATCTTAGATAGTAATTTATTAATCAATTTTTCTGCATCAATTTCTTTATTCATGCTTCCTCCTCTTTTGAATTTTGCTCTTCAATTTCCTTTATTTCTTCAAACTTCATATCAGTTAATACCAACCTGTCGTTTTCGTACCCTCTTCTTTTACCTTTAATCTCCCAAGAAAATGGAAGATTTGGGACAGAAGATAATACTGTAAAGCTAGTTTTATCTCTTGAAACAACGTAAGCAACACCTTCCCCATAGCTTTGTAGGAATACCTGATAGTCATAATCTGTATTAATAACTTCTGAGAATAATTCATCAATCGGAATAATGCTAGTACAACTTTCATCAGTTTCTGCAGTGCCAATATCTCCCAAATATGATTCTGCGGTTTCATAAGCAGGCGTCTGTCTTATTCCATCATGAGTGACATGAATAGCGTTCTTACTACCATAAACATTAAAATCTTTTGAAACTCTTAGATTACCAGAAACACTAACTGAGAAAGCATTGATATATGTTGAACTATCATCCGAACGTATATAGTTGCTATCACTACCAATTGTGAATCCACCATTCCCAACATACAAAGTGGGGTGATAATATCCTTTTTTGTTTTTATACTCAATATAGTCAGGAGTGTATGAAAAAGTCGCAGAATCACCCATAATATTAAAGTTATCTAAATATGAGGAACCTGACATGTTATTTGTAGTACCATAAAAAGTAAAATATGCTTTATTCAATTTTTTATTAAAAACAGAAAGAGAACCAGAATCAGAAACTTCTAGTCGAGCATTTCCTTCATTCATATTCATTATCGTTGTATAGAGTTTAAATACTTCTTTTTCATCACCTATCCTCTTCCAGACAATGGCACCATTATTATGTTCCATGATGAAATCATCGCCAAGTGATGTAAACTTAGAACCTTTAATGTTAACGCCCTCTATGTTTATAGCTTTTAGTGTTCCTGTAGATATGTTCGAGGCATTTAAATTTATAATATTTACATCGGATGCATTAATGGTTCCGGCCGTTAGTTTTGAGGCACTTAGATTTCCAATCATTGCGTCTTGAATGATGGCATCATCTATTCGAGTTTCATCTGTTAACCAAATTTTTGCACCAGTAATTTTTAACCATTCTTTACCATCCATTTCTTGTGATAAATTGATTGTTTTTACAATTTCATCAGATGGTACAGAATTGTCTATTTTGTCCTGTATTTCATCGGATAACCGAGTAGATGTCTGCAGCACCCAATCATAAGTTCCATCTTCAAGTTTCTGATAAATCCATATTTCATCATCTGGTCCGTTCTTTTTGAACCAAATATCACCTTCTTTTGGATAAGGAGGTTCTTCTGTTCCGTCATAGACTGAATTTTTACCCGCTGCATCAACACGAGAATTAATATCTTTAATAATTTGATTAAGCGGGGGAGTGTAAGATGATACTGTTTGAGCAGAGGAGTTGGTGTTCGCTGAACTCGTTGCTGTCAACCCTCCTTTAAATGTCAGGATATAGCTTAAATTAGGAGTTTTAAATGGTGTGCCATCTCTATCAGTAAGTGTTAACCAATCGCCAGTCTCTAAAGCTGGGTTTCCTCTCCAATTTAAGGTAAACGGATAAAAATTGACATTACTTACTTTTTGATAAATGTTTTCAAGCAAGCTTTGTGTCATTACTTTATTTTCTAAAACAATCTGTGGACCAGTATTGCTCCCTGCTAAATAAGTAACTTGTTCACTACCACTTTCGCTTTGAACAGATACTGTACAAGAGACACCACCAATTTTGTACATCAACTCATTTTTAGTTAATCCTTTTTGAAAATACTCTGCTGGCGATACCGCAAATTTAGGGTCGATTAATTGCATGATTTCTAATTGATTCATTCTACTAAATCTTGCATAACCCGCTTCAAACTGTGCGATTAAACCCATTGCTTGCCTAAAAGTATATCCCTCAGGTTTGTTTATTTTTGAGGTACTAATCATTGAGAAGTTTGTTTCATTAATAACAGAACCACTTTTATTTGCAATCTCTAAGGCAACATCCCTAATCGAAGCAGGATAGGTCAATTCAGAAACATACTCATTTTCTAAAAAAACAAAACGATCACTTGCTTCAAGTGTCGTTTTGTTTTCGTTTCTATCTGGGTCACATTTAGTGACATAAAAAGTACCAATTGATACATACTCATAAACTGTCGGTTTGTAATGAATCAGTTTAGCATAACCCACTCTTGCACTTCCCACTTTTTCAGGAGGGATATTATCGTAATGATAATCTGCATCATAGGTTGCTATTCCCACTTCCACAGTGACTTCTGTCAGCTCTTTAATATTTTCAAGTATTGAACAAAATTCTATTTTTATAGAATTCGAAAATGTTGAACCTATTTGAAATGTCTCACCAGAAATAGAACCGCCACTATAAACCCAACTGTTAATATCATTTTTAGTGAAAATTCTATCACCAACTTTTATTCGGGTCTCAAATCTTCGATTTTCTGCTTTCATGGCTTTGTTAAAATCATCTGAGACATTTAACATTTTTTATCCTCCTATTTTTCTATCAGGTTTACAGATAAGTTTTCCCACTTCATCGCTTTAAACTTATCATTCCATGAGTAAGAAGGCATTGTAGAATCTCCTGCATAAAAAGTTTTACTTCTTTGTCTTCCTATCTGTGGGTCTGGATAGATAACTACGAAGAATGGTTGATTAATTCTTTGCAAAATATCAGCTACTTCTGAGTCACTCAAAGGCCCCCACTTAATGTCTAATTTTGTTTTTTGGGCAATGACATCTCTTACCATCTCTCCATTTGCATTTCTCCCTGAGGAGTCAGAATCAATTGTTGAAATACTGACGCTGAATTCTTTAGGAGTTTTGACCGTCACTCCATTAAATTGTAATTCGGCAGACATAATCCCTCCTTCTAAATGTTAAGCTCAGTGTACCCAAGCTGTTGATGATATTTATTGATTTCCGAAACTGCAATTCGTCCAAACTCTCTACCTCCGATATTTATGACAATATCTCCATTTGAAGTTTGGCTAGTTTGTGCTCCTAAAGATTGAACAAGCAACATGATGGCACTTGTTAATGAACCATTCATATTTGCCAAACCATAGCTTGAAACATCTTGACCTCCACCAAAGCTTCCAGAATTGCTGTAATCATTCGGTTTGTCTGTGAACATTTCAGGCAACTGCAAAGTTTCAAATGATTTGAAATCATTGATAGAGTTATAAGGATTATATTTAGCAGGAACAACCATTTCTCCTTCATGAATCATTGCTAACTGATCTTCAGGAACATATGGCGTACCTTTTGCATAACCGTGTCCATGCCCAATCACTTGAAGCATACCAGGGTCACCGTAACGCCCCATTGCATAATGAATTGCAGCAAGTGCATTATCATATCCGTTAAAGATATTTCCATGCCCTGGGAATTTATTTGCATTGAATGTGGCTGAGATGGTTTGTAACAATCCTTTGGCCAAGTCACCAGTAATCGTATTAATATCAGTATATCCACCTTGGACGGCTTTCTCATTACCTCCTGATTCACTTTGTACTTGCCTTAACCAAGCATTTACATAGTTTTCAGAAGTTGATACACCGTTCATTGATAGAGCCTTTTTAATGACTGGTCGCCAGCGTTCTACGCCAGTACCTGATGGGCTTTCTGAGCCTTCTGAGAATGCCTTTTTAATCATTCCCATCGCTCCATTGGCTATAGTAGATATCCCACCAGTCGCAATAGATAGAGCTGGCTCAACTGCTTGAGATAAATTGGTAAACTTGCTTATTGCAATGTTTAAAATCTTTTCTGGATGAGTGGCATAGTCCCAAATATCGCCAACCATTTCTTTGGCTTGGTTCCATTTCTCACCTATCCAATTACCGATACCATTTGCATAAGCAGGCATTCCTGACATTGCTTTTGCAGTTTTAGCACCGCTCAGTACTTGGGTTCCTTTTGGTAAATCAACCATGAGGTTTCTCACTTTAGGGAATAGCCCAGTTTTACCATCCGGTGTCCGATACATTTCTTGCCATTGGCTACCTGAACCATCATTTACTAATGCTGGTCCTCCTGGGTGAGCATTTGTACCATTAGCATAAGCATTAAAGGTAGGAACCTTCCAATGCCCTAAGTTACCATTAGCTCCAACTTTGTTGAGAATCCAATTAATACCGTCAATGACTCCATTAACAGCACCTCCTATGACCCCGGCAATACCGTTACCAATAGCTGCAGCACCTTTTTTGACTGCGTTGACCCCATTCTCAAGCCCAGAACCTATTTTCTTACCCATTCCAGAAGCCCAAGAGGCAACATTATCAAATGCACCTTTGGCGTTAGATTTGATGGTATCAGCGTAGCCACCCATTTTGTCTTTCATCTTAGACCATGCATTTGAAGCATTTGTTTTTGCCGTATTAGCAGCATTAGAAACTGATGTTTTCACATTATCCCAGGCATTACCGGTACCACTTTTTATCTCGTTCCATTTGTTAGATACTTTTGAACCAATTGAATCAGCAGTATCGTGAACAGATTTCTTGGTATCATTCCACTTGTCAGAGGTCCATTTTTTAACATTGTCCCAAGCATCGCCTGTTCCTTTTTTGATTTCATCCCACTTTGTAGAAACTTTAGTACCAATAGAATCTGCTACATCATGAACTGATTTTTTTGCAGCATTCCATTTTTCAGAGGTCCAATTTTTGACGTTATCCCAAGCTTCACCAGTGGCTTTCTTGATACCATCCCATTTTTCTCCAAGCCATTTTCCAAGTTTACCAGCTGCTTCTGTTATAGTATCCCAGTTTTTGTATAAGAGTACACCAATTGCAATGATAGCTCCAATTGCTAGTACAACTAATCCGATTGGACTTGTTAAAAACGCTACGGCTCCAGCTAGTACCCCGGTAACTACTGCTGCTATTCCTGCAATCACATTCCAAGCTCCGACAGCAAGAGTTACAATTCCCCAAGCTGCCGCAAAAGCCCCTAGTATAGTTGCGAATACTTGGACAGTAGTTTGATGCTTGTCAATCCAATCGCTAACTCCTTTTAAGGCATCACCTAAACCATTTATAACATCAATAATCACCCCGCCAGTCCATTTGGCCAATGGTTGTAAGAAGCTATCCCACAACCATTGTCCAAGCGGTTTAAGCGCATCAATTACTGAATTAACAACATTAATCGCTCCTGACAAAGTTTTGAGAAAAGCTGGTATTAAGTCTTCAATTGTAAAACTTGCAAGAGGTAACAGAACGTTCTTATAAAACCATTCTAATCCAGCACCAAGATTATCAGTGAGGGGTTCTAAGTTCTTTAATAAATTCTCTATTCCCTTAAGTAATGGAGAAAAATCTAATTTCTTAGCCCAATCGGCTGTAGCCTTAGTCATGTTATTTAGATGGCCTAGTAATTTATTAACTATTTTAAGGATATCAGAAAATATTTTCTTACCAGTATCTCCCTTTTCCCACGCCTTTTTAAATTGTTCTGCTAGATTACCTACCGTTTTGAAAATATTGGTGAATATCTCAAGGAGGTTTGCTGCTATTTCTTTACCAGTTCCATCATTCCATGCTTCTCTAAATGATTTAGCGATTGAATGAAGTAATTCTAATATTCTGTTCAGCCCATCAAATAGAGATTGGATTAAGGCAGTTCCTCTACCATCTTCATTCCATGCTTCTTTAAATGCTTTGGCTATATCGCCGATAATGTTAAGCACATCCGCAAGTAAAATCAATATATTTTCAATAAATAACTGACCTGTTCCATTTGTCCAGACCTCCATAAAGGATTTACCAATTGAACCAGCTAATCCGATAATTTGGCCTAGAGCATATTTCCAAGAGTCCATGACATTTTGCCCTTGATTTTTCCATGCGTCTTGAAACGGTTTGAAGAAGTCTTTCATGACATTTTGAATGTTCTTCATCCAAGCAGGAGTTGAATAACTACCTGTCGCAGCCCCAAAATCAATACCTGGAGCTTTTGTATCTTGGCCTTTGTCAGTGTCATCATCAGTTTTATCTTGCAAACCAATACGATTAATTTCATCAAAGCCCATAAGCGATCGTTGAAGCTTATCAACTTTTTTCTGTGCTTTAGTCGCTGATGAACCTGTATCATTCATTGCCTGAACATTATTATACAGCCCCTCAGCTCCTTTTTTAGAAGCTTGGTAAGTTGTACCAAACAACTGAGAAATGAACGCTGCAAGCTGTCCTGTCAACGTAGCAATAGCGCTCATCATAGCGTTAATTGCAGGTAAGATGGCTGTATAAATAGGGTAGAACGCAGTCATTAAATTAACTTTAATCTGATTAAGTGAATTTGAAAACTGATCATTTGTCTTTAAAGCACTCATCATTCCGCCAGCTAATTTACTTATTGCTCCACCAATTAATTGATAAACAATTAATGAAGGCAACAAATATTTCATAGACTGAAGAAATGCATTGTTACCCATAGACATACTACGGGTGCCTTGTGTAACTTTATTTGAATTTCTCGAAAAGAGATTTCCAAATTTATCCAATATCCCAAATGAATTTTTCAATCCATTTCCAATTCCTCCAGCACCGTGAGAAATGGAGTTTGACATGCGGTTAAATACTCCGCCATATTTAGAAACAGCACGTTCAGATTGTTTCAATCCTGAACCTGTCATACTAGCTCCAGCTGCTGCTGTCCCAGTTGCCATTGACGATTGGCTAAGAACTGAGTTAATTCGTCCGATTGCCTTTCTTAATGATTCTGCACGCTCTTCTGTTCTTTGATATTCCTTTTGTAGAACATCATTACTGCTTGCTAGCTTTTGCATTTTGTCAGACTGTGCTTGCATTTTTTGAGCAGTTTTCAATGAATCAGGAGTATCAACATTTTTAAATCCTTTGTCAAAGCTTCCGACTGGTTTCAATTGATATTGATATTCCTTTTGTAAAGCTCGAACACTTTCACGCATTGTATAATACTTAGCTTCATTGGCATCCATTACTTTTGCAATTCGCTCTAAAGACGAAGGCACTGCATCAAACTCAGTCTTCATTGATCTAGCAAGACTTTTTGCTTGGTCTTGATATTTAACCATTGATGCCTGAGCCCGTGCAATCTGGTCATCATATTTGACCGTTTGACCGCCATCTCCTTTTGCTGAAGAACTTTGACGCTGTGATTTAAGATAAGCCACTTTTTCTTGAGCGGCTTTAGCTTGACCCATTTTTGCATTAATTTCATTTAGCATGGCATCAATTTCTTTTGATACTTTAGGACGTGCTTTCTTAAAACCAGTAGATAAATTATCTCCAATACTTTCTGATGATTTTTTAGAAGAACTTTCAAGATGACCCATCATCTTTTCAAAAGTCTGATTCATTTTTTCTAACTGTTTACCGAATTGCGTTGCACCTTTATCAATATTCATATTATCTTCGGTCTTTTTCATAGACCTACCTGTGATATTTTGAATTTTTGACATAGCAGATTCAATATTTGGCATTATTTTATCCAAAGACGCCTGAACTCTTGCTGTATTGACGTCTAATAAAACTTCCAAGGTTTCTAATTCCATATTTCTCACCTCCTTTTCTATTCAATACTTTTTAATTTGTCTTTTGACTTTTTCTTTTACGAGTTTCCTGAATTAACATTGCATTTTGTCGCATGATTTCTTGGTCAGTAAGCATCGCTTGTTTCTTTTCTTCTTCCTCAGATACAGCTTGCACTACTTCTTCCTTGAGTTGATTCAAGAAAGGATAGGCATCTTCATATTTAGGAAAATTCTTTGGATCATTGAAAGCATAGATACCAAGCCTTTGTTGAGTATAATCAAACATCGCTTTTTCTTTTAGCTCGTTCTCATGCCTTTTTTTATTTGCTTCTACTTGGACCATGATTTCATCAAAAGTCATTCCCCAAAAATCAGTAGAAGAAATACCAGCTTCAACTGCCTGAGGGTATAAATCCTCAAGCATGCTGGATAAATTGTTGTATGTTTTTAAAGGAGTTCGCTCGGTGCTTCTGGTTCGTTGTCCAGAGATTCCCCATTTGTCGCTTCGTTCTCCTTCTTGTCCTTGCCGAAAAAACCCGCTTCATCAAGCAATTCTTGAATGGCATTGAACAAATCAAAAGTAGTGTTTCCTGCTTCGACAAAACGTTCAAAAGCGTTAACTAAATCTGAATCAGAAACTCGGCTTGTTTGGTTTGCACCTTGAAGCACTACCAATAATTTGTTTGTAGCTGGCAATTTAAAACCACCTTGACCATTTACGAAAAGTCCCATAAGTGATTCGTCCAAGCGTTTTTCAATAGCAATAATAGATTTACCATCCAAGCGCAATTGAAGATTTAAGCCACCAAATTCAAATTGTTTAGTTCCAGGAAGTTTTACGATATTTTCTTTTGTCATTTTTGTTTCTCCGATTTCTATATTTATAAAAAATAAAAAGGCTAGCCGCTCTGACTAACCTTTAGTTGCTAAATTATTGACCACTTCCGGCTGGTGCTGGTGTAAAGTCAGGCCCTTTAGATACAACCACTACTAAGTTAAATCCAAGTGCTTGGTTGACTTCAACACCATCAAATTTATAAGATGGTTGACCTGTAAAGTCGACTTTCATACCATCAGGATAAGTCACTGTCCAATCTACTGACTTACCAGCTTTTACCAACGTATCGACATCTTTGAAGTTGTCTCCTTGGTAGATGATTGCGAATTCCAAATTATCTGAATCCTGAATCCCTGCAATATATGCTTTCTTAGCTGAACCTAAGTGAGTAACATCTACTTTTTCAGGATCAGATCCCATTGCGGGAATAGATTTTACTGCTGCGACAGGTTTTGAAGTTGCGCCATCTTTATAAGAAAGGACTGTATCTTTTGAAAGTAATCCTGCTACTGTTGCCATGTTTATTTCCTCCTATTTCGAATAAACGTATTTTGTTTTGTTATCCACGATTGCGGATAGTTCAATAATGACACGCTTTAAATCTGCTGTATTAGCATCTCTTTGCGTGCCTGTAAAACCAATATCACCAAATTGTTCAATGATATTATTAACGATAGTGGTCAAACTACTTTTAGAATATAATTCAATGGTGATTGACCATTTTGTTTGAAGTTCCTCTCCACTTCCATCTACAAAATGTGGGTTGTTAACCGTTCTGTAAATAGCTGTAGGAAAAGTATTCCAAGTTGAGGGATAGTCCGTTGCAATTTTTTTAATTTCTGAAATACCGCTCATAACTGAGCCAGCAATAATTTTAATATCAACTCTCTCCATTATTTAAGCTCCCTCAATTTCTTTTGAACGTGCTCTTTGTATATCTCAGGCATTTGCGGAAGTATTTCTTTCAATGATGGATATAAGAAAGGCCTTGCTGGCTGACCACTTGTGATGTAGAATTCTTTGCCTTGAATAGTAATCTTAGGCATGCCATAGATTTCATTCAAGTCAATTCCAACTTCCTCAGCTGGAATAAACCAACGAGTTTGAGTATAAACTGGGTTAACACCCTCTGGTAAATCTTTAGAACTTGCTTGCCCATTTGGACCAGTACCAAACTCACGATAAATGGCTTGAACTTTATCCGACCAGACACGCCCAACTATTTTACCTTCCGCATTTTCTACAACCTCAGTCTTTAAACTTCCAATCAGTTCTCCAGAACTGAATTTCATACTAGAAGCCAGTCTTAATTCTGCTGCAGAACGAACCAACTCTGTGATTTCGTAAGTCGCATCATTCACAGCATCATTTAAGATTTTAGGCATGGCATTAATTTTTCTTTTAAGCCTATCCAATCCTTTAATTTCAACTCCCAATTTCATCGTTCCTTTCTAATATCACATTGCTGTGTGTAGAATAAGGTTGAATCGAATTGATTTTATAATCAGGGTCACTGTCCTTATCAACATACACGCAAACACCACTGTTTTCATCTCTGCCTTCTTTTAGCTCATCACCTTGATATTTACATGATTTCATGCTTGAAAGCTTTGAACCGTAAATTGTGGCATTGACAGCACCGCTTGCGGCCTGAACATTCATTTCAAGAGCAATAGGACTTTCCCATGCTATTACATCATTGAATTCTTCGTCCTGCGTTATCGTTGCTCGTCTTAAATAGACAGTAATTAAGTCACGTTTCATCAGGCGCATAAAAACTAACCACCTTTCCGAGTCGGTAACGATTCAAGCCACGCTGGATATTTAAAGGAATATCTTCAATAAAGGATTGAGAAACGCCACCTTCTGAACGACTAGATTCTCCCTCTGTACTTTCACGATTAAAAGTAATTGTGGCTAACTGACGAGCATACAGCCACATTGAATCTAACATCTTATCCTGATTAGTATAATCAAGGACGAGAATAACCGCATCCTCAATTAAACCAGTAGCTTTATTGACGTCAATGCCTAAATCAGTTTTTAAACGTTCAATTGCTTTAATTTTTGGTTCATTCTCTTCCATGATTACCTCATTTCATTATTCTATGCTGTAACAGTTACTGCACATACATCAGTTTTTGAGCCGTCAGTGGTAGTAACAGTAATGTTTGCTGTACCTGCTGCAATAGCTGTGACTTTACCATCAGAATTTACTGTTGCAATATCTTCAGCGCTAGAAGAATAAGTAACAGCTTTGTTAGTTGCATTATCTGGGGCAACTTTTGCTGATAATTCTTTAGTAGCTCCAACTTTCATAGACGCTGTTTTTTGTGAGATTGTAACGCCTGTTACAGAAATTGGTGCAGCTTGAACACGAACGATTTTTGTTTCATCAACGATTGCAACAACATAGTGTTCATCACCAGTGAATTGTGTTACTTTTTTAGTAATTTCACGATCAAATTCAACAAGAACGTCACGTTTTAAGAATGTTTTCATTGCACCAGGTTTAACTGCAATTGGTTCGCCATCTTTGATTTTTTTAGAACGAACAATTGTCCAACCAAGAACTTCACCAAATGCACCAGAAACAAGGATATTATCTCCAAGTTCAGAAGCACGAGTCCAGTTAACTCCCGCTGCTTGGCGCAAAGTTGCAGCATCTTTGTATGAAACAAAAAGAACGCCTTGAGTAAACCCTTGTTCTTCAAGCGCATCAGGAGCTTCAACAAATGTATTTTCTAGTTTGTCAATCAAACCAAGATCAACACCAGCTACTACCGTAAGTTCTGCAGTTCCAGCAACTGCTACAATTTCATTATCTACAGCCGATGCAATGGCCATACGAATTTGGCGTTGAATCTCTCCTACTGGATCACCATAACCTGAAAGTACCGCTTCATCAGTAATAGCCATCCCTTTAGCAACTTTTTTGATTGTGGCAGTTTGAGTTGCAGTTTGTAATTCGTCCATTTGAATTGCAGCACCTTCGGCAACGACTTTAGCATCACCAGAATATTTAAATTTAGGCAATGTAATTGTTGAACCAGGTTGACCAGCAAGGGTTGTATCAATTGGAGCAATTCCTGAGAACTTAATAGCTTTAGGCAATTGAGCAGCTACCATTTGCCCCATAACTTCGGGATCAACTTGTGAGTTCAAGAACGTTACTACATCGCTAGCAAAACGTTGCAAGTTGAATTTTAGTTTTTTGTTTTTCATGTTTTTTTTTCTCCTTATTTTGTAGCCTGTTCATAGGCTTTTGGATTTGTTTTTTTCAGTGCCAGCGCTTCTTCATAAGTTAAGGTTGAAATATCAACTGGTTTCCCTGGTGTGGCACCTCCACCAAGTGGAGTATCAACAGAAGCTTTGAGTTTTTCATTAACTGCTGCTTCTAAGGCTTTATCCCATTCAGCTTTGAAAGATTTGACATCTTTAATAGCTTCCTCAGCAGTATTTCCTTGAATACGAGCAGCAAAAGCGCTTGGAATACCAATTTCTTGAAGTTGTTTGCCTTTTTCTACAAGTAACTGTTCTTGACGAAAGGCGGCTTTTTCTTGTTCAAAGTCATCTTTTTCTTTTTGAATCAGCGCTTGTTGGCGTTCTTCTTCCGAAAGTTTGGCAAGTCGAGCAGCTTCGTTTTTTTCTTCTTCGAGTTCCTTCTGCCAACGACTTCGTTTAGACTTAACAATTGAATCAACATCAGTATCATCTTTAAGACCAAACTTTTCTTTGATTGCTGCAACTTGTTCATCAGTCAAACTGTCAGCGTTGAATTCAGGAGGAGTAGCTTGGCCAGTTCCTTCTCCACCCTCACCGCCTTCTTGACCTTCAGCAAATTGTTGCAAGTTGAGTTTGAGTAAACTGTTTCCGCATAATGTTGCGATTTTCATGTTATTAATCCTTTCCAATTGCTTTTTAAGTGGTTCAATGCTTGCACTTCCGAAGCTTTTAAAGTCGTCACGCTTGGACATAAGAAAAGCGCCTGTCAGTGACAAACGCTTTGTGTATTTAAGTAGTTGTTATTTCACGCATAACTGCGAGATGTTAGATCACCTCATTCGCTACTTTTAAATTCAATATCTGGATGCATTGATTTTAATTTATCCATCCATTCGTTGTAAGTTGTACTACCTTTAATATCAAATGTTTCACCAGTGATAGGGTCAAGTGCCTTGCGAGGTATGTTATTTAGCCGCTCCGAATACATTGAAGCAACTGAACGACACCATGGATGAAAAGGTGGATATGTACCTTCTGCACCATTTACAACTGCTTCAGATATTAGAAATATCTTATGGTCTTTATGACGACAAATTTGTGATGTTCTCAAATCCAAGATAGCAATGATTTGATACTTCTCAACGCCATTGTTTTGCCACGATTTGAGCTTTGCTTGGTTCGCCATATAATTCGCTTCAGTACGAATCAAACGCCTAGCAACGTTAACTGAGTGGTCAAATTCACCAGCAATTGCCTTTGCCATTTGAAACTCACTCATCCCAGTTAAAGCTTCAACCGTGAAGAGCTGTTCTAATCGTTTGGCTAAGGCTTCAGTATCTCCCCATAATCTTTTAGAGTAATTACTTCCTAGCCAGTGACTATCAAGTATGTTTGCCACAGATTTAGTAGATAGTTCTTTGAACTTATAGTCTTTTTTATTCCAGACTTCTTTAACAATACCATTCTTAGCATTGGCTTGAGCTTCATGAATAATCATTTCAGCAGTAGTTTCTTTGTAAGCTTCATCTATCGTGTCAACATAAAAAGATGTCTGCTTATCAAGCTGAACATCTGCAATTTGTTTTGTTACTAGATAAGACTTTGCTTTTAAATCTTCTGCACGAGTAATTCTTGATTTAAGCGCTAGTCCTGTGAGCCGCTTTTTAGCTTCTCTTTGCAAGTCAGGGTTGCTGATATCTTTAGCTAATCTCCTAAGCTCAACTAATTCAGAAACAGGAACAGTTTCATTAAGCATTCTTTTGGCTTCATCATCTGTCAGTTCCGTTTGCTGCTTAGTTCTACTAAATAATTTAGCAATCTGTTTTGTTAAATATGATTGAGCCTGTTTGTATGCCTGCGCTACGACTTCTTCAAGCTGTTTAGCACCGTCATTTACTTTCTTTTCGGCTTTAATCGCTCTTTTTTGCCAGTAGTCAGACATTCTTTTTACTCCTCTACTATTACATGTTCAGGATATTGTTCGGCTATTGAAACTATTCCATCATAAAGTATCTTAAGGCTTGCTAACTCTTTATCTGTTGGATCAAGAATAAAATATCCTTCATCACGCTCAAAAGTCTTACCAAAGGATAATAAAGCATTGGTAACTGTGATATATAAGGCAGAAACCCCAGCACATACAATATCATTTCCAATATTTGCAAAGCCTGCATGGCCAGTCACTTGATACCAGTAAATTTGATTGTTTTTCTTTTTGAATTTGGCAGTAATCATTTCGAAAGACCAACAAGAAATTCAACTGAAAATTTAATAGCTTCATCTTTATCGAATCCTTGTTTTAAGCATTCATCATAAAGAGATTTTCCATTTATAGCAGTGGCTCTAAAAGCCTCTGTCAATTCGTTTTGCTCTTTAGCTGCTCGTTCGGTCAGGAGTTTAGCGAAATCTTCGCCGATTATGTTAAGTTTTTCAATAGTTTTATCACTAAGTTCAAATCCCATTTTATTTACCATATCTTTCTATATTTTATTGAAAGTTGTATTTATTTAGCTTTTTTTGTTTTTGCTACTGGTTTTTTGACTACTTTCTTTTTTGTAGCAGCTGTTTTAGAAGCAGTTTTTGCCTTAGTTTTAGTTACTTTAGGAGTTTTTGCTGCTTTAGCATTAGTTTTTTGATTTTTGTTTTTTGTTGTTTTTGTTTTGGCCATTGTCTTGGTCTCCTTTTTGATCTGTCTGATTACCAGACTGTTTATTGCTGTTATCTTGATTTTCTTCCTCATTTTCATCAGGTGGATCATCAAGATTAGAAAGGCTGTCTTCTGACTGAACGCCCATAGCTTTCTGATTCATTTCGATAGCCTCCTCTTTTTCCTCTTGTAACTGTTCAAGAACTTCATCGACATTATCAATATCTGGAAGCCATGAAAGTAAGACTTTAAGAGGTAGAATTCCTGCTTGGTGCGCCTGAACAATTTGATTAATAATATCAGTTGTATTGATTGGTAAATTAGGTTTGAGATTAATCTTAATACCGTCAATATCAACATTGTTATTGCTTATTTCTAAATAATTGGCAAAGAGAATCAAACGTTGTCTTAGACCTTTTATCATATATCGCTCTTTAACTGACATAAGCTGTAGCAAGCCAAAGAGTTTATATTTCATTGCTTCGCCTGAAACATTTCCTGAGAAGTTTTTATCATTCATATTGGGCACATAAGTCACTTTATGAATATCTTCGAGTAATGCATCACGCAAGACAGCCACTGAATTTTCATCCATTTGTTTGGTAAGATAACTAGCATCTACTTCACCAGGTTTAAATGATGTCTGCATTATCTTTTCTTTTGCTAACCTAGCACCATCTCCATCCTTTAAGGTAAACCCACGGATAAAAAGAATTGCATCAACAAAGGCTTCTTTATCATTCAAACGGTCAGATTGTAAAAGGTTGTATGCATCAATCAATGAAATTGCTTGCTCAAAATCCCCTTGTCGTTCTTCGTTGTTACGATATTCAATAACAGGTACTGCTTTAAAATAATGCGGAAGTGCTTTGATTAATTTATAATCTCCGAAACCAATTGAAGCAGCTCTATATGTTATCACCCAATTATCGTTATAATATTTGACAAGATAGTGATCAATAGCTCCTTGCAAGTTATATACCTTTTGATAATGGACTGCAAATAAAGGATTTGCATCAATCGTATCATCTGTAACAAGAAAGATTCCTCTTGGATCAATACATTTAATATCAGCAAATGTTTTACCTATTTGTTTATCTTCATTTAAATAAATCAGCTCGTAGCCTATGCCAAATACTGACAAATCTTTTTCAAGTTCAGTATCATGAGAGACAATATCAACTTTTGTATAAGCGTCAAGAATAGATTGAATGTCATCGCTACTTGTATAAGCAACTGGGTTCCCTACCATAAAACCAACATTCATATCAGTCACATACTTTGCGTGATTTATAACAACTTTATTGTTAGGAATTGCATCATTATCTTTTGTTCGCTTTAAAATATCTTGTTCGCCGTCATAATAATCGGATAGTTTGTCTAATCTCCCTATAGTACTTAAATGTTGAGAGATACAATAATTTAGCAGTTCTGGAGTAGGACTATTTAAATTCCCTGCCATCTCTCTATTTATTTTAATTGCCATGTTTCTCCTTTAGTAAAGACCAAATTGTACTTTGCTCACAATTTCAGCGGTCTTGCCATTTCTTACCTCATTGGTGTAAATTGCATATCGCAAAGAGTCAAGTACATCATCAAAAAGTTTTATTGGTTCTCCCTTTTTTTCATCCCAAACATATTGATAAATCTCATTAGGGAATTTCTCGACTTTATCTCTACAAATAAATAATTTATCTTTCTTAAATCTACGAGCGACTGCTTCAACACCAGTTAAACGTGCTTTGTCTCCATTAAACGCTTCAATGTGTTCTCGTTTGAATCTATCAACATGTTCAGGACGAGCAGAATCGCAGTAGAAGGGGACTCTTGAACCATAACGTTCTTGAATCTCTTTTGCTATATCTACCCAATAGTCAATTTCTTCATGTTGTTTTGCGTGCTCTTCGATTAAATAAGCTGTTCCATCGTCCGTTTCTCCGATAACAACAATTGAACCCCAGTGTTCATACCCCCAGTCAACACCGCAATAGAATGTTGATAGTTTAGGTAAGTCTTTGGATTGTACATAATGTTTGTTGCTATCGAAGTCTTGATAAACCACACCGTCAGCAGATACCCAAAGCCCTTTTATATCACGGTCATAAAACATACCGCTTGGCGTTGCTGCCTTGATATTTTCACGGTACCTCTCAGATAAGAAAGTATTATCATCTAATTCAAAATGAAAAGCCTTAACATTTTCGTTAGGCTTATCTATATATTCTTTCTTTAACCAATGCTCAGGATTATCAGGGTTAGTATCTGCTAGAATTCTTGCACCATTACCTGAACAACGAGAAACAATTTCGGCAAATACTTCTTGTTTAGCGAGTGAAGCTTCATTAACATAAGCTCCATAAGCAGTCATACCACGAATAGCACCAACTCCACCGATATTTCCAGTGTATGCTTGAACTACTTTTACACCAAATAATTTAAAGTTGTTATGCTTATCAAACTTAGGCTCTATATTGTACATATTATAAAGTTCTTGTAAGATATTCTTATTGATTGTATTTGATGAAACACCCGCCAAGATATACATAGGTTCCTTCACACCCTCTTCATCGGCTATTTTACGAACACGTCTTAATTCAAACAAGAATAAGTCATTGTTCATCTTAGTTTTACCTGAACGCTTAGCACCATGAAGTAAAGCAATGAACCAATCTTTATTTACTGTTTGCTTTAAAACATGGATTTGTTTTTTGCTGTAAATATCACTTATCATCTATAACCTCACTAATCTTACCAAGCAATTCATCCAATTTTTCTTCAGTTGATTTATCAGTTGCAGATTGTATCATTGCAGCTTTGAATTCAGCAATATCAGCTTCTGCAGTAAGTTTGCGAAGAGTTTGTTCAAGTAATTTATCATTACCAGGATAACGTTTAAGAAGTTCCTTCATCGCTTGTATTTGAACCTTAAAGTCAGGAGGTTTCTCAACTTCCGAATAACCCTCTGCATTGGCTACTACAACCGTTTCTTTTATTTTTGCATTAGCTATAAGGCTAAGCCTTTCAAGTATCTCCTGTGCGCTCATAATACGCTCAGAAGCTATCTGTTCCATTCGTTCGTCAATGTAACTTTTAATTGTAGTATTTTGTAGTAGTTTGCTAGCGTTAGTGTTTGCATATTTGGCAGAATAACCTGCTTTTATAGCTGCCTGCGTTGCATTTCCTAACTCTATGTAATAATCTGCAAACTTCTTCTGTTTTTCAGTAAGTTTCATACCTCCCTCCCATCTTATTTGTGAATCCAACAATAAAAGGCTGCCCATTGGACAACCTGTAATAAAATAGCAAGTCAGGGAGTCGAACCCTAACAAGCTTATGAAGCAAATTCAAACCGATACTTATGATATTTGTGCTTTTGCCTTTTACTTCATAATACAAGTATATCAGCAAAAACAAGGAGCAACACTCCAATTTCGTGCCTTTTTCGTGTCATTTTTATCCCAATTTGACCCATGCTTTCAAATGAAATAGCCAATATGAGGGTTTATATCTTTTCTGAATCGGTAGTAAATAAACTTCGCTTTCTTTTCTGAAATCTCAATACCTTCATTATCAAGTTCCATCATTACTCTGTACCATGTAAAGCCACCGTAGCCACAGTGTTTTAGCTTGATTATTTCTTTTTCCTCCTTGATTAAAGGTTCGTACCACAAGCTGAATTGGTACATCAGGTCTTTTAGTTTGATGTATTCCTCATCATTTTCAAGTGCTTCTTTATTTAAGACGTGACTTTCAGGTTCCGAACCACCAGAATAAGCTGTACGAATGCCTAAGTTATCTACTTTTTGTTTATAAAGATATCTGCTTTCAATTGATTTTATTCTAGCTTCAAGTCTGCCATTTACGTAATCTCCAATAATTCTATCTAACTTATCAGCCATTAATCAAATTCTCCTTTTGTGGTATAATTAAGTTAGAAAATCAGTTGCCGAAGCCCGTTGCCGTGGGCTTTTTTTTGTTATTCATAAGAACTGAACAATCGGAAAGAATTGAGCTATTAAAACACAGGTCATAAAACCAACAATCCAACCGGCTACAAATATAATATATGCATATTCTTTATCCATTTTTCTCCTCCAGTTGAGTTTAGCGAGTTCCTAGCTCAGTATGATATAATATGTGTGACCACAAAATAAAATGAAAAAGTGTTATTTTTTACATGCGAAGCTCGAATTTGGTCAATTCGGGCTTTTTTTGTTATAGTTAAAGATTTTTTAATAAATCAAATTTTATAGTTATCAATTAATCAGTGGTATAATGAATGTGACCATTCAATAGTAACTAATAATTTTTACAACAATCGCTCAAGCTAGGTCAGCTTGGGCTTTTTTATATTTCCTTTTATTTAAATCATATTGCTTGTACTTAGTTAGTAATAGTTTTAAAATAAAATTGTACAACCAATACAAACTATTTGAAGGAGGACTAACTCATGAGCTATGTCGTAGATAAAAGTGGTGACTTCAGTGATTATCATGAAGTACACAAGGGAACTTGCCCTAATCGCCCAAAAGTTAATGATTCATATCTTATTGATGGGGATTTTGAAAATGATATCGAAGCAATGGAATACACTCGTAGAACTTATCCATCACTTCAAATTAGGCCGTGTTTATCTTGCATGGACACATCCTCACGTTAATTTTTGTTAATCCCCCGAAGCCCTTATCTTTGATTTGGGCTTTTTTTGCGTTTAATCCATATGTTTATCAAGCCATTTTTCGTGGCTATGCACATTCTCTGACTCGTCAAGGTCTGAGCGTGGAATTCGTTTATCTGTAATGTAGCAACGCCGACAAAAGCGTTCATCGTGAGTGCTAAATAAATTAACTCTCCATTTCGTCCACTTATGCCCGAACAGCTTACACAAAAGTTTCATTTAATAACCCTCATACCAGTATTCGTCTGGCTTTCTCGTACAAATCCATTTCGCTTTAAATCAACAATAAAATCAGTCACAAAGTTGTATCCTAAATTTAAAGCAAGTTTTCCTAGATAGTTGTCAAATTCGTGTTCTTCTGTCAAAAAATCATCACATAAAGTCTGTTCATCACTTGATTCTAGCCAATCTGCAACATCGTTTCTTACTTTCATTCAATCCCTCCCCACCAGTCATTGACCAGCGATATTAGTTTTATTCCACTACATCAACTATTATTCCATCTGTGCTATAAGTAGAAATGAAAATATCTGGATTCGCTTTTAAATTCAAATTATCGTCATAAGCTTTATCATAATAATCATGTTTAGCTTGTAGATTTTCAAAAGGATTTACAATCAATTCTCTTGCTGTCATATCTGGTGTTTCAATCCAAACAGTTAAAACTTTATCCTCTTTAGGTATTTCTTTGTTTTCAATTAATGATTTGATGTCATTCAAAAATTTTTCTTTTGCTGTCATTTTATTCTCCTTTAAATTCGCTATCCAGTCACACACTTTGATGACCAGCGATATTAGTTTGTTGGTCATTTATTGATAATAAATCGGCTTTCCAAACCGTATCTATCTTTCATATAGTTAACCGCATAATCTTTAAGTTCTTCTGGGCACATAAAACTGAATGAACCTGATGACAGTATTCCAAAATCTTTACGTTCAATTCGTGATGCTCTTGAAAATCTTAAAACACATTTAGGCGGATATCCTAAAATCACTCCCAAGGCATAATCTTCTCCATATTCGTTGGCCATATCAGTGTACTCATGTATTTTTTGTGGAGAATCAACAACTAATGTACCTAAAGCTCCTACATCCAACATTGAATGCCCACGCTTTATTTTATTAAGAGATGACTTTAGAATGAATATAGAATCTCTATCTCCGTTATTAAAATCTTCAATTTCTTTAAAAATCACTGTCATAATTACACCACTTTCACTAAATCAACTCCGAGGGCTTGGCCTGCGAGGTAGGCGAACACTATTCGATAATTACCAGCAATAGTTTGAACAATTAACTGTGGTATTTCATCATATGTTACTCTGGAAAACTCTACCAATGTACCACCCATATTTCTGTACATAAGACCCTTACTAGTAAGTTCAAAATCATATTTTTCCAACTCATCCGCAACGCTTTTCGGAATCGTGAGCTGGGGTTGGACCTTATGAAAAGTAATGTCATACTTATCTTCTAGTTCGCCCATATCATCACAACTGTTCCAGAATTCATCTTTTGCAAAATCTTCCCAGTCAAACTTTTTAACTTCTTCATCGTCATAGCCAAATTCGTCAGTATTAAAAACTAGCATTTTAAATCTACCTTCGATATAAATTTCACTCATCGCCGCTCCCTTCAAGTTCTTCTTTTGTCAACCCATTCTTACCTATTGAACCAACTGGGCATCCGTCCCCTCCAATCGCTGCGAGTGCTTTTTGTGCAATAGAAGCAAAATATTCAGGGGGATAACAGCCTTGACTAAAAAATACAATTTCTGTCAGTGCCTTTTTCGCAGTGTTAAGCTGTTCTTGGAGTTTTTCAACCGAAATTTTGTCAGTGCTGTCAGAATCAATAACATGAGCACGAGCAATCATCAATCCTTCTTTAACTCCAGTATTGTATGTTTTGCCATCATTTCTTCCCCTATGAAGCCTTTTTTCAACTGATTTTATTTCGTTTTCGATGCGATCTTTGGCTGTTTCAGTCATTTTTGTCTCCTTTGAAATAAGTAATAGACGTCTTAACAAAGTCAAATATCGTTGATAAGATGGCAATTACAAGAATTATCAATGCAATTACAAGAATTGTTATTGCACCATATTTAATGACGCTTGCTACAATATCTTGAAACGAGTGTGGCACTATAAATAAAGCTAAGATAAATAGCGCAAAACAAGCAATTAACGCAAACATCATAATTAGAAACTGAATAACGTTAATCGAAGCTTCTGATAGTTCATCCGCTAAATAAGTAATATACTTTTTCATTCTCACACCTCCCCAGTGCTACCAAATCCGCCTGTACGTTCTCCATTTGCATTGTCATCGTCTGTTGTAAGGTATTTGACAAATACCCCTTGCATTATTCTTTGGCCTTTAGCAATCGTTACAGGCTCTTTTGAGATATTCATAAACAAGCCTTTGAATTCATTAGGATAATAATCTGAATCGATAATTCCTACTGAATTAATCAATGCAATGCCACGCTTAACTGGATTACTTGAACGGTCGTATAATTTCAGTACTTCGTCATGTCCGAGTTGAACAGCTAGCCCAGTGCTTACCATTTTAATTTCATCAGGTTGAATCGTAACTGTTTCACTTGCTGAAATGTCATATCCTGCGCTGTGTTCTGTCGCTCGTTCTGGAATAGTCGCATTTTTATTTAGTTTTACAAATTGTCTTTTCATTCTCCGTCCTCCACAGGCACAAGCTCAATCTCATATACTATAGCTTCATGTTCTGTTTGCTTGATTATATTTTTCTTAAATTCTTCAGCTTCAGTTCTTGTACCAAAAGTTTTAAAAAAGAACACTTTTCCTTTCTCAAATACTTTTACAGCGTATCTCATTCCGCCACCTCAATCTGTTCATAGCTCCCAGTTTGCATGCTGTCGATTTCTTGCTGGGTGAAGGTTAATTTCCATGCAGTGCCAATAGAATGCGTAAGTGGGTCTGCTCCAGTCCAAAAGAAGTATCTATCTTCATTTTTAAATTGATTATCTTTCGCAAGGAATTGTCCGGTTAACTCATCTCTCAAATAGAACAGCTGCGGTTTTTCGACTGTGTAGCCGTCTAGCCATGCACGCATATAATCTTCTTGGTGTTCAGAAATCCAAAATACAATATTTTGTAGTTTTTCTTCTGTAAAGCCAGTTTCTCCGTATGTTTCTGGATTTTTTAGTGGTTTAAGGCCTTTAGTTTTTAATATTTCTATCCACTCAGCCACACACTCAGGCACGACTGGCAGGGCTTGCTGTTGGAGTTGGGATTTGAGAGTGGATATTTCCTCAAGCATTAATAGTATGCTTTCAGCTTGATTCCCATGTTGTTCTTTCAACTCCTGAAACTCTTCGTCAGCTTGTGCTATCAATGTTTTAATATGAACAGCTTTATAATATTCAGTGTCACCAAAAGGGTGCTGAATTGTTTTTATTGGCAACTTTTCCAATTTATCTTCAAACTTAGTCATTTTCATTTCTCCATTTCCCTGGACAGCATTGACTGCAAAAACAGTTATCATGATTCCATTTATATTTATTAGCTCTTAATGGAACTATCAGAGGGATTAACTTAATTTTAATAGTCATTTTTTCTCCTCATTTTTCTTATCACAATATTTTTGCGCTGCTTCTCGAGTTTCAAAAGTTCTGCGTGTTCCGTTGACGTTACTACGTCTTACAGCTCCAAATCTACCGTTTAATTCTGCTTGGACGACCCATTCCTTAGTCATTTTTCGTGTCCTCCAATACAGCGATTAGTTCTCTAGTATTGTCTATTTCAAGAATCTTAACTTTACGATATAGGAATACTGGGCTAAATACCTCAATATCCTCGCCATAATTAAATTGAATTAAAGTATTCCCGATAGTATCTTTTAAAATCACCGCGGTGTGATCTGAAATTGTTTTTAGTAAACTTTCAACTGTCATTTCCCACCTCACTTCGTAGCATTGACAGCATCGTCTGACAAGTCTTTAGTCTGTTGTGCATCGGTCACAGCCTGTGATAGCTCGTCAGTCTTTTGTTGAGCTGCAGTTAGCTTTGCGTTTAAATCACTGACTTGTTGCGCCATGTTCGCCTTATCTTGGTTCGCTTGATTCAATTGTCTAGCGACTTCTTCTTTTTGCTGATTGAGTGCGTTCAGTTGATTTTGATAATTAGCAGCTTGATTTTGCAAGTTTGAGTTGTCTTGATTAATTTGGTCTTTCAACTGGTTAATTTGGTTGTTCAATTGATTCAATCGGTCTGCATATTGCTGTGAGCTACTATTAGCCTGTTTAAGCTGTTCGTTTCGGTCTAGCAAGCGTTGTTTCAAGATAGAGATGTTCTGTTGCACAGCGACCATATTTTGATGTCCTGCCCACGCATTAGCTGCATAAGCTCCAAAAGTTGCTGAACCAAAGATTCCTGCTGCGACTACTGCTGTTGTGATTAATTTTTTATTCATTGTTTCTCCTTTATTTAAAGACACTGTCGTCTTTTCTTGAGTTTTCGATTGCCATTTGCGCTCTGATATTTCTTCGCAATCTACGCTCTTCTTTTGTTTCGTGCTTTCTACGTTCACGATCGGTAATTTCATCAGAAGTCTTAGATTTTGAACCGCCATAAGGCTTCCAACCTGGATATTTTTCCATCATCGCTTTTTCATTTACAATGGCAATTTTGACTGCGTTCTTTTTTGGAGAATTAGTCATTCCATTTTTAACCCAAGCAGCGACTGAATGAGGTGAAACAAGAAGCATTTTTGAAAGTTCTTTTTTCGTACCAGTTCCCATTTTTATCCCATTGAAATATACATCATAAATTTTTTCTAACCTTGCCATTTCGTGCCTCTTTCAATCCACTTAGTTTATTTTTCCATTGTTCATGAAACCATTCGTCATCTTCATCAGCGACTCGATAGTTTTTTAAAACATCTTTGTCTTTAAATTCCAAAACATTTTTTTCTTTTTGCGTTGTCATAATAACACCTCATATTTTAGCTTCTAAGCGCTTTTAGATTGTTCGTGATAAATTATCTATGAAATGGTTTAAGCACTCAATGTAACCGTAATTTTCATAATTAAATGCTATTCTGTCAGTTCTTTCACTACTAACTCAACTTTCCACATCTTTGTATCTCCAGAAAGCCCGCCATGCTCAAAACTTGTTCTGCGAATAACGTTGTAATTATCATCGTTCCAAATTCCAGCATCTGTCAGTCCATCAATTAATGCCTTAGAAGTTGGTTCATAATTTGGTGGATCATATTTAAAGCGTTTAGGTGGATAAATTACTACGAACACATCACAACGGTGCTTCTCATGAAATTGCTCAAATACTTCATCTGACTGGTCTAGCCATTCATGAGCTGTTCGACATGCAATCCGTCTTAAACGCTGTTTTGTATTATTGGCTGCAATTCTTGAACCATAAGTTGTGCCCTTGTTATCATTCTCATTTATCATTTCTTTTCTTAGAAAGTTAAATTCAAACTTCACTTGCTTCTCCAAATCTAGCAATTGCAGGCATCTGAGCCATGCGATTAAGGATAAAAATAATCTCATGTTCAGTTTTCTCTGCCAGCTTCTGCTTTTTAATTTTTCCGAGTGGGTAGTGTTCGTTTTCCCACTGCTCAATGATTATTGTTTTCATTTACTTTTCCTCTTGTCAGTAATTCCCTCAAATTTAACAACACTATTTTTGGATCCTTCCATGATTCGAGAAACTATTTTATCGTCATAAGATGAGCGCATTTCTTTACCAGTAAGATTTGATGTGATAATCGTATTGCCTTCTCTTGCGTTGTAAATATTGTAAATAACACCTTGTACCCAGCTATTATCCTTAGAAAATGTACTTTCAGTTCCTAAATCATCAATAACAAGTAAATCAACTGTTCGCATTAATGTTGTCAGTCGTTCTTCTTCCGCCTTGGTATCAGAGTAATTCCAACTATTTTTTATCTCTCGAATCAATTCACTAATATTGATAAACAATGTTGAGAATTTATCATCTTTGAGATTCTCGTTAACTTCTTGCAAGATGGCCATTGCTAAGTGAGATTTCCCTCTACCAGCTCCGCCAACAAACACAGTGTTAAATCTTTGTCCTTGAGTGTACTCTCTGGCTATTCTTTGGGCCTGATTCAACACGTTTTGCTCTTCTAAGCCATTTACCTTAAAAGTATTGAAACGTGCAAACCAGAGCGATTTTTTGCCCACAAGGCTTTGTGTTTTAAGCAAGCTATATTTTCCATACTTACTTTTATTCAAGAAATCTTCATTTGCTTTTATTTCAGCACTTGATTGTTGGTGATGTTGGTATATTCCCTCTTTAGCACATTCTGTACAATAACTCATTGAGGTTACCTGCAAACCATCAACTAACTCGCCATGAATCAACGGATCATAATCTATACTTACCGGATGTTTATATCTAACAAGCTCAGTTTCTTGATGTTTTTCACAAAATAGACCTGTTTTAACTTCTCTCTTTTTATGGAACTCTCGGATTCCATCTGCCATTGACTGCATGTATTCCTCCTAGAACCCCAAATCCTCGTCATATCCAGTATCTGCCTTGACTTCTTCCTGGTAATCCATGAACATCATATTTGAAAGAAAGTTAACAGCATTCATGCTATATTGTCCTGTTTCATCCTCAGGATGCTCATTTTGGTAAGACTGAATGTAGTTTTTTGCACCAATAAGCGCTTGTTCTCTTTGAAAAGATGGGAGCTTTACAAATTCAGCAGTTGCAACAGCTCGTTTTGAACGGTTTTTACTTGAAAAGTTAATAAAAGTATCTAGAAATTCAGTAAGCAGAGAATCCGTGTCTCTCTTCTCTATATCTTTCTTTAACTCTAACTCTTTCTCTATATCTAACTCTATCTCTGTTGGACAGTGGTTGGACAACGGTTGGACATTGTCCAACTTTTCGGTTTTTTCTTTTTTTCTATTCTCTCTTTGGTAACGTGCCCAATTGGTTTCTTGGTCAATCAATGCATGTACTTGTAGCATATTTGCATTTTGCTCATTATCAAATTGAATCAATCCATATTTAGAGAAGAAAGCTAAAGCCATTTGTACTTGCTCTACATCTTCATCTAGTGATGTAGCAAGTTCTTCGGCTAGATTTTCAAAAGCTCCTTCGTAATATAAATATCCGTTTGTCGCTAAAGATTGTAGCATCAGTCTTTGATACACAATGACCATAGTATCGCTAGTTTTTCTCGCTTTTTTTATGATTATATTCTTATAAAAGTTTTCATCTAGCTTTAACCAAAAATAGATTTTTGTTTTATTTTTTTGTGCCACGAATACTCCTTTCTTCTATATTTATTTCAAGTTTTATTTTTCAAATTAAAGGCTGGGGGATGTTGCGCATTGCCTATCCCCTCGAATTTAAGCATTTGTTACGCACGCTGCACCGGGTTATTAATTAAAATGGTAGGTCTTCGTCGTTGATTTCCATATCTTCGCCAATATTTGGAATATCTTTAGCAGGATATGAATTTGAAGCAGCTCCTTTGGGCTTATACAAGCGTTCCACCGTAGGGAAAGCAAAGTTATTATTCAAATACTGACCATCTTCTTTTTGCTCAATTCGTCCACTTATTGTTAGAATATCGCCTGGCTCAACTTTGAAATTAATAAATGCCGAGGCATATACCCATTTACCTGTTGAATCTTTAATAATAGGGGTACTAATCACTTGCTTTTCACCTTTTTGCGTATTGACTGTTCTAGTATTTTTATCGTTGACTTGAACAACTGTAGTTATAATACTCATTATTTTTTCTCCGTGTTTTCATTAATCCATTTTGCAATTTCTTTAAGAGCTGCAGATTTGGGTAATTTATTCCATTTAGTTAAAAGCTCCATAGGTGCTTCGTTATCATTAGCAGCTTTCAAAGCTCTTTCATATTGAGCGTTAAGTTTTGCAATTTTGGCTTGCTTTTCTCGTTCCGCTTCCACATCTGCTTTTTTAGCCCTATTTTCGCGTTCTGTGCGATTTTCGTTGCTGTCGCTATCCTTTGTGTCATCAATCAAGAACAAGCCGTTCATGGCGTATTTACGAGCGTATGAACTAGCCGTTCCTGTTATCTGGCTATCATCCATTCCTTTTTTATTGAGTGATTCTCTAGCATATCCAGTAACCTCGACCGTATCCTCACCGTCAGTAAGGATAACTTTAGCTTGAATATAGTAACGTTCTCCAATCTGCTCAATAATATCAGTGATTGTCCTCAATAGACCTTGTTCTGATAAAAGAGGTTTTACAGCTTCAAGAATATCTTCTGCACTCCGATAGTTATAATTACCGAAAGTATTTTTCTGCCCTTTAGGTGCTTTTAACTCAGATTGAACTTTGATAAGCTTTTGAGTTATATTCTTCATTTATTGAACCTCACGCATCCCATTTAAGAGGTGCTTTCTTATCTTTATAAACAATGGACTGCTCAAGTTCTTGTTCTATTTCATCTCCAAACTTGCTCTTGAGTTTAGTTAAAGTAATTGGCTCTACACAATCCCAACCATGAGCTTTAACTAAGTCATATTTCTGTTTATTAGTCATGGTTAAAACCTTTTGTTGTGCTGCTTTGCCATAACTCAAACGATTAAATTGTTGGCCTTCATCAAGCCGCTTTTTAACCTCAGTTTCGCCCTTTTTGTAAAGGTCAGCTATAATCTTTGCCTGAGCTAAGAACTCTGTAAGTGTGATATTATCCATATCTTTTATAGCTGATGGATTCAAGTCAACCCTTTGTCCATCTCCATCTACTGGTATAAGTTGTAATTCCATAATGTTCTCCGTTTCTTATTTTTGTTGAAACGTGATATAATCTAGGTATAAAAATATATAAAGATGTATATCACGTCTTAGTCCGCATTCCCGTGCGGGCTTTTTTTGTTGTTTGCTCATACTAATATCCCCAGTCAGACAAGCACGAATTGAGCATAGCGGCTTTTTCTTGTTCTGTTCGTGATCTGCGGATAATGTACATTGTTCCGTCTTTTCTTCGATAAGTAGATTCGATAACTTCGCCAACTACTTCTCTTTTTTCTAAGTCATAATGCTTATATCCAATGACTGTTGGAACTGTCAGGACTTCTCGTCCATTCATAATTTGTGTGTGCATTATTTGCCTTTCTTTTTAAATTGATTTAAGTCAATATCAAGAACTTCAGCTATCTTAACGACTATCTCAAAGCTAGGTTTCTTAGATTGACCAAGTTTAATAGCAGATAAGGACTGCGTACTGACTCCTGACAATTTGGAAAGTCTGTATATTGACATGTTTTTTTCTTTAAGTTTTTCTTCAATGATTAACCACAACATCTTGTGTCTCCTTTAAAATGTAAATACTTTTTGACACAATATCTTGTATCTTTAGTTTGTGTAACAAAATGTATTTTGATATAATGTAGTAGAATGAAATACCGCGGCTAGCTGTTTTTATTCATAATATTTGAGAAAGGAGATTACGATTTGGTAAATTCAATCAAACCTGGCACGGATAATCAAAAGCCTGGCCATTATGTCGAAGTAGGTCCTCGTGGTGGTAGTGTACCAAATGGACATACTGCAACAATCGGAAAAGGCGACCGCCTTCCTCCAACATCTACTAAAGGTAACGGATGGAAGAAAGTTTAATGTTTTTTAGTGTTTGCGTACAGTTCATTAATAACTGTGCGCTTTTTTGATAGGCAAATGCACCATTTGAAAAGATTGATTTGAATCCAAGCTTCAGCATAATCTTTACCATCTCTTGCGTAGTGAGTTATATAATGTTTAATCATAATTTCTCTTTTCTAGCGGAGTACCGCATTTAATTTCTTTGCAATGAGCTTGATTGCTCGAATGTTCTGTGTGATTAAGTCGTGTACCAGGTCAAACAGGATTTCACCCGTTTCTGGGTTGACTATGTATGTGTAGGTCATGAGTACCTCTTCTTATTTGATAACTGATTGACGCTTTTTAAGTTCTTGCTTATACTCAGGAGTATTTACAAACTGCATGAAGTCTCTGATTTCTTTGTAGCGAAATCTACGTCCATTCATGAAAATACCAGACTTGAATTGTGGAAATAGCTCCATTGCCTTTCTACGTCGATAAACAGTTTGGTCATGGATGGAAAACTTTTCCGCTACTTGCTGAGTAGTCAAGTAATCATCATCTTTATATTCCATCTTGGCTCCTTTCTATGATTCAAAATCAAAGCTAGTTTGTGAGTTCAATCCGCGAATTTCAAGTGTTGTATTGAAAGATGGTTGCCACATGTCAAGATATTCTGTTGCTTCATCATAACGACTTAATGGAATATCGCTATATTTCACAACATCGAAGCGATTGTTCAAATCTTTATAAAATTCTCTAAATACCTTAGCTCCTAATTTCTTATGAACATTTGAATACTTACCACCAGTAAACATATAAACTTTGCTTGCTACTTTCTTTTGCAAAATTTTAGCTTTATTTGAAGGAAGTCCGAATCGGTCAGTCAAATCAAGAACTGAATTTTCGATTTGTTCGACCTTTTTGTTCAAGTTCACATTGCCTTGAGCAAGTAATGCGATTTGTTGTTCAGGAGTTTGCGGTAAAAGCTGTTGTTTGAGTTCTTTTTCAACTTCAATGAAATATTGACGAGCTTGTTTCCCTTTTTCATTACGCTGAATCATGGAAATTTCTTTTGCCATGTCAAGTTTTAGTGCGTGATCTTGGATAGGACGTCCTCCCTGAGGTTTTTCACTTTTTTGTGATAAACCTATAAAATCAATGTTTTCAGCAAACCCATAGTCAACCATTCTTTCGAACCATTGCGTATAAGGTGTTGCTACTTCTAAAAATTTGTGGAGTTCACGACCGCTTACTACTTGGTCATTGTTTTCATTTTGTGTGATTGTAATTAATTGATTCATTGTTTTCTCCTAATCTAATTCAATTCCTAAAATATCTGCCGCTAACCAAAGTTTTTGACCAACCAAGTCAGCAAATTCTTTTCTAGTAATTTGCTCTCCGGCTTCATTTTGAATTCCATAATCCGAGAAGACTGCTTTAATTAATTCATTTGCTTCGATAAGTGAAGACTTAACTGTTACTTCTTGTTCGTCATTTTCATTTGTGAAATTTTGTAATTCGTTCATGTTTTCGCCTTTCTAACTAGCTTTTTCAAAACCACTTTTCGTGGACTTTTTATCTAAAAAAATATCATCAATTCGTTTATTGAACTTGGAAGCAATCAAGAACATTTCTGCCCCCCACCAATCACTTTCTCCGAGTTCTTTTTTTCGATAAGTTTCTGGCGTTGTTCCAATAAGTTCGGCCATTTCTTTTCGAGATATTTTTTCGTCTGCTCGTAGAGCGATTAATTCTTTTTCTACTGCCATACTGGCTCCTTTCTGTGTTTTAAATTTCTGCATATGCAGTAAGGGAAGTTCAGGAATCGAACCTGTTCGCCAGTCTTCCCTGCTCATTGTGAGCGATATCATAACTCCGTGATATAATGTAAGTGACTAAACTAAAATTATATTGGAGGTTTTATGAACAAAATTAGTCAAGTTAAAGAGAATTTCAATCCTAAAGATTGGGTAACTGTCACCGTATCAATACTCGCTTTAGCTACATCTTTCGCAAATACTATCTTTCAAATGAAAGTAAATTTCGACAATCAGCAAAATCAAAAAAATCAAGATGAAAGAGCCCAAGCCATTAATGTTTCTCATTGGTATAATAATGTCGGAAATGATGATTACGACAAGGTTACCCTTAATAATTCAAACAAAAATGCAATTTATGATGTCTTTGTTTTTTATGTCTCAAATCGAAGCGAAGGTAAATTGTCAGATATTTCAAAACTAGTTCAGTATGCCTCTGATGATGATTTTGACAAATATTGTGATTATTTCGAAATACTGCCACCAGGAGAAACTACCACTAAAATGCCAGCAGATAGAGCTATGGGAGGTGAACGTTTTATTCCAGAAATGATTTTTAAAGATTCAAATGGCGTTACTTGGTTCAGAAATAAAAACGGAAATCTCGAAAAGTGTTCAAGTATCTATAAAATATTGCCTAAATATGGAATTCCCGCTCCTTATTTTCAATATGAGCCAATAAAGTAATATTAATCATATAAATTAATTTATAAAATCCTATAACTAGCCCCAAAACTTCCAAAATAATCAACAATTTCCAATAAATAGGTATCCCCTTAAGTTCATATACACATATTGAGCTGATTGCTCCTAAGGTTATCAATAAAAACAAAGATATACTATAACATTTTTTTACAATCTTCATCAGATCACCTCCCCGCCCCTCTGGGGCTTTTTATTTGCCAAACTTGCTACTTACGTCGAGGTGGATACGTCGTGTACCGTCATTTGAGCCCGTTCCGTCTGCCGTACTAAATGCTCCATGATTGTTTGCTCGTTTGACTTTATGAGTTAATTATAGTCCACTTTTCGTGGTTTGTCAAGAAAAAAACGTCATTTAACTAAAAAAGTTTGCAAAACGTGGTTTTTTCTTATATAATGTGTTTATGGAAATTGAACAAATCAATAAATATGTAGGTTCTAAAATTAAAGACTACCGAAAATCGTTTAGTCTGAGTCAAGAAGAACTAGCTAAAAAAATAGGAGTAGGAAAAACTACTATATCTAATTATGAGGTGGGCATTCGTTCCCCGAAGAAGCCTCAACTGATAAAACTTTCAGAAGTATTTGACGTTGCAATTGACGACTTCTTCCCTCAAACCGATTCAACAAGGATAAATGTTTCTTCTACTCTATCCGAAATAAATAAAATCAGTTCACAGCTCGAAGAACCACGACAAAAAGTTGTTTTAGAAACTGCGAATATTCAATTAAAAGAACAAGAAGAACAAAACAAAGTTAAACAAATAGAAGACTATCGTCTAAGCGATGAATATCTTGAAGAACAAATAAGTAAAGCTAGTGCCTATGGTGGCGGACAACTTAACGATAATGACAAAGAATTCTTCAAACGTTTGTTGAAAAATACTCTTAAAGAAAAAATTGATAAAGGCGATTTATGAGTAAACTTAGAGAGCTTTCTCGAGAGCTTGGTGCTGAAATTATATATTTTATTCCATCAGAAAATGATGTTGTCCTAGTTGATGATATTAAAGGGTTGTATCTTCCTGAATATGACATCATCTATATCAGAGATGATTTGACGATAATAGAACAAGAAAATGTTATTCTTCATGAATTAGGGCACTGTTATTGTGGACACACCCATTATAATTGCCACTCTAAAATGTTTGGGAATAAGCAAGAGGCGCAAGCAGACCGATTCATGGTAGTTCACAGATTCAATGAATGGCTTTCTAAATGGGATTTTGCACCAGAACCAAATGAAATTAATATCAGTCAGTTCATGGATGCGTATGAACTCAATAATAAACTTAAGTGGATATGTGAATCAGTTATTGAAGAATATACCGCTGAATATCATGAAGCTATTTAAATAAAAAAACGAGCAATGTCTTGATTCTCATAAAAAGCTAGATTAGGAACATAAACTTTATGGAAAAGAAAAAAGAGAACATTGTACTTGCTCTGATCGCTCTAATTATTGGAATTCTGGCTCTTATTTTATCATGGGTGCCAATCGTTAATAATTTTGCTGCAATACTCGCTGTAATCGGCTTTATACTTGCAGTAATAGCTCTAATTATTAATCGCAAAAATAAAAAAACATTGAGCATTGTTGGTTTAGTGATTTCCATTGTTGCGTTTATAATAGTCTTGGCAACCCAAGCTTTTTATGCAAAAACATTGAATGATTCTTTTAAAAGTTCAGAAAACAGTTCTAAAGTAGAAAAAACTTCAGGAAAGGCCTCAGTTTCTGAAAGTAAAGAATCTAAAAAATCTGATAGTAATCTTTTAATAGATAGCCAATATAAGGAAATAGCTGATAAAAATGGGGCAGACTCTGCTGTTCTTGTTGCTGATAAATCATATTCTGTAACTTGGTCAGATAATTCTTGGGCTGGTCTTAATATTTCAGTTGACAAAGTAGATATTATTAAAGTATCTGGCTATAAAGATTATAGCGATGATGAATATCAAGGATTTGCTGTAGTACACTACAATATAGATAATACTCAACAAGATGTTACGGCTTATCCAGAACAAGCTGACGTTAGCACTAATACTGGATTACAGACAAGTGGTAATTACGAAATGGAACACTTTGCTGGTGACTTGATGAAAGGGACTAAAACGTCAGGTTATGCAGCTTACCCTCTAAAAGAACTTAATGATGTTAACGATATAAAATCTTTAAGAATTAATTTTAGAGCTTCTTATGAAACTGACGACTATGATGACGATAATTCAAATCATACTTACGATTTTACTTTAAACTTAAATTAGAAACAAAAAAATCCACCCTATCTTTGGACGGACGAGGGTGGATTTAAACTATAAAGTAGTATAAAAGCTTTTAATAAGCTTTTTACTATACCATTTTATCAGAAATGAGGTATAAAAAGCAAATGTGGGTAGAAGATTTACCTAATGGCAAATATAAGTACTGTGAGCGCTATACAGATACTAAAGGTAAGATAAGGAAAGTATCAGTAACACTAGATAAAAATAGCTCTAGGGCGCAAAATGAAGCTTCTAGGCTATTGTATAATAAAATAGATGCAAAGCTTGAAAAAGAAAAACAAAAAATTGAAGATGAGCAAAATAAAATAGCTTCTATCACTTTCTGGGAAGTCCAAGACGAATATTTTTCAATTTATGAAGAGACAGTAAAAGCTAAAACTGCCTCACTAAGAGATACAGCAAAGAAAAAAATTAGAAGTTTAGTTAGTGAAGAAACATTATTATCAGATGTTAACTCTGTTTTTATCTTAGAGATATTGGAAAAACTATATTATAAGGAAAATTATTCTTATTCTTATATCAAGACACTTAAGGCTTCGTTTAATATGGTTTTAGACTATGCTATATCAAAAGAATACCTAACAATTAATCCTATTTCTAATGTTAAAATCAAAAAGAAAGTCTTGACTTTAGAACAAAGAGAAAAGAAAAAAGAAAAATATCTTGAGCGAAACGAATTAAAACAGGTCATAAAAGATATGGCGATAATTGATAAATCAACCTCATTATTAATTGAGTTTATGTCACTCACAGGCCTAAGATTTGGAGAATGTGTAGCAATTCAAAGTAAGAATATTGAAAATAATGTATTACATATAAATGGGACATGGGATAGTGTTTCTAACTCTAAAACAACAACCAAAAATATTTATTCAGATAGAAAAATAACGCTACCCAAAAGATGTCTTCAAATAATTGAAGAATATCCTTTAAAATATCCAAAGGATAAAATAAGCAATGATAATTATGTATTTATTTATAAAAATAATAAACCATATAACATATCTATTGTGAATAGCAGACTAAAAAAAATAAATTCATCTAAAAATTTAAGTACACATATTTTCAGGCATACTCATATTGCTTTATTAACTGAGCTTGGAATACCTTTGAAGTCCATCATGGAAAGAGTGGGTCATAATAACCCTCAAACAACTCTTTCTATATATTCTCATGTAACTGAAGAAATGAGCAAAAATATAATAGAAAAACTAAATGAAATAGACCTCTTAAATTAG